TTAAAAACTGATTTTTTCTCTTACTTCCTTCATTAAATTACTGAACCGAGCTGATGTCTTTTGCTTCTGACCTTTGGTCGTATGAGCGTAAATTTTATTTAATGTCTTCATATCGTCATGACCCAACCTTTCAGCTATGTCTCTTAGTTCGATTTCTGCTTCGATGCATAAGGAAGCGTGTGTATGTCTTAGAGAATGGGGTGCCAGTTTTTTAGGGTGCTCCATCTTCTTTAATATTTTTTTCATATGATCATAAATATAGTGAGGGTGCATAGGGAACCCAGGATACTTACTAGTATTAATAAAGGCAAAATTATAATCGGTATAGGTTTTTCTATTTTTCATTATAAATTCATTCTGCCATGACTTGTGTTCTTTCAATGTATCGATCACAAAATCATCCACATCAATCACACGGATAGACCCCCTCGTTTTAGGTGGTACCAAAGAAAAATCATCAATCCTTTTTGATTCACTGTAATAGGTTTTTGTTATCGACAAAGTCTTTGTTGCAAAATCAATATCATCCCACTTTAGAACACAGAGCTCTCCTCGTCTTAAACCAGTGTATGCAAGAACAGAATAAACAGCAAAGTCTTGAGGAAACTTTTGACGCTTTGCTATTTGCAGAAACATTGCCAATTCTTCTTTTTCAAGAAAGTTCTCATCTACGTTTAATTTATCCTCCACAACTTTTTTCTTCTTCAAGAATCTAAAATCCATATTATCAGTAGGATCTAATCTTATCGTATCTTCAAGCGCAGATTTAAAAATTAATCGAGCTGTAGAATGGATGGATTTTATTGAATTCTCAGAATAGCCATTATCATGTAAGTCGTGTAACATTTCCATATACATATTTTTTTTAATCTTTTTCAAAGGGTAGTGAGCAAAGTACTCGTTTAATTTTTTAATCGATGTACGCCTACTGTCTGAAGTTCCTGGTTGCACTAATTTGGAATATCGAGGAAACCATTGATCTATATATTCTCGAAATGTAATAGTAGACTCTTGAACAAAAGTTCCTTCATGTATTTCTTTTTCCACTTTAGCTGCAGCAAGTTGCGCTGCCTTTTTTGTTTTAAACCCACTCTTAGCTTTTTGTTTTCGCTTACCAGTCTTAGGGTTTATACCAATATCAACTACATATCCCCATGAGGTCCCTCGCTTTCCTACATAAGCCATATCGATTTACACACCTCCTCTATTTTAATAGTAAGGATATTGTTTGTAATAAGACATCAGTGAATGATTACAATTTCTTATCTTTTATCATTTCAGCTATCTCGAGTGCCTGCATAATAGAACGCATAATTAATCTCGACTCTTCTCTGGAAAATTCAACACTGTCACTGACGTAGTTGTTACCTAAGTAATAAATAGCTATTAATCTTTCTAGTTCACGAATTGCATCATCTAAACTCATCTCAATCCCTCCAGGCTATTAGTAAGTAATAATATGATGAGACTGTGCATTAGCTTCTTTTCGTTTAATCTGATTAACAATATTGCGAATCTCTTCTTCTCTGAAGCCTGTTTTACGCAAGCCTTCTATGAAAGTCTTAAAGTCAGGTTGTTCCCAAAAGGGAAGATCTCCATAAATATCTATGGTTTTAGGTTCTTCATTGACTACTGGTGGGAGCGATACCAACTTTTCAAATTCTTTTTGGAAGAGAGCTCCGTTAACTTGGTTCTCATAATGCTTCAATCGCTCGTTTGCAAAATCTATCGTTACTTGAAAAGTATTAGCAATCATATCAACGGTTTCTGAACGATACTTTAAAAAATCAATTTTATGAAGCATAAAGGTAGGTACTGCAAAGTGAAAAGCAAAATTGCGTGCTCTATATTCCTGTAGATCTTTAAATGATTCAGGTAATTCTTGTTGATCACCATAGTGATGAAGAACATGGCCAAGTTCATGAAAAAATTGCTGCCTTTGTAAAAAAGAATGCAATCGTGAGTCTATTTTGATAATCTTTATGCCAGAGAAGATACCAGATATTGAAGGTCCTTTATGCGCCTTTAATAAGATGTTATATTCATCAGCTATAGTTTCTACATCTAGCAATTGCAATGGTGATCTGACATGCAATCTTTTTAGTTCCTTTTCAATTTCCATTTCTAAGTTAGTTGGCATGTAATCCATACTATCCAGCCCCTTTTGCGAATATTCGTTCGTTTTAAAGATGAATAAAAAAGCCTTATCCTGGCTAAAGGTAGATTACAGATTGTAATCCAAAAATGGTAATAAATGAGTAATGCATATACCCATTATAGAACATTTGTTCTATTTTGCAAGAAGAAATGATGTTCACATTTACATGAATGTTATATATACAATACTGATTTCATTCTTTGTTATAGTAAATATCATACTTATACCAAGGGTGATAACAACGCTCATTTGTCAATAAAAAAAGCATGAATTTACTTGATAAGTAAAATCCATGCCTGCTTATTTCCATCATAATTCTATGAGTTATATTGTTTTAAAAAGTTTAACTGATCATAAAGTAAATAACCGTCATGTTGAAGCCTAGCTACAACTATGCCAGGAAGTATATCCTGACTTTTGGCAAACTGTTCTATATTTTTTTTATCAAATTCTTGTGTGCTAACAAAATCCTTATAATCATCAGGGTGGATAAAGAAGTCTCTTGCAAATTTATTTGCTTCTTTTTCCTTGTGAGAAACTTCTTGGAATTCTAAATCATGTTCCAAGGTTATTAGTGATTCTTCAGGTATATAGTGAAGTAATAAATGTCCAATTTCATGAATTAGAGCAAACCAGACATGATCATGGGATTTAAACCGACCACTTAAGAAGATAGATGGGTGTTTTTTATAACTTGTTAGCGCACCTCTCACTTTACTATTAACTACAGCATCGCAAAACACCAGATATATCCCTAACCTGTTGAGTAATTTCCTTGCACTCTTTATAGAACTTTCATAATCTGTGTTAAGAGCAAGTTTTTTAAATTTAGATAATGATTTCTCTAATTTCTCTTTGTCGTATCTTTTATTAGTTAAATCGTTATTCTGAATTTCGACTTCTTCCCTAGCTAAATTTAGCCAAATTGCAATTGCTTCTTTTTCACCGCCATCTTCCATAAAATCAACGTCTAAATTAGAATATACCTTATCAAATTGTTCAAAGTTACTTAATCTCAGCAACTTAAGCATTTCATTTGCTTGTTCTTTTAGATCAAGGTCTAATCCAGAAAATATTTTTGAGAAATTAAACCTCTTATCGAATGTTTTTAATGTAGCTTCGTCAAACTCATTAGCAAGGTCGTTTCTAGCTTTATATTCTCTATATTTGCTCTCATAATTTAACCAATATGAAGCGGGTACAGAGTGTATGATTTTTTCCAATCGAATTGCAAAATCTTCAGTTAACCTACTCTTACCATTTAAAAGGTTGGATATGTGTTTCTCGCTTATGCCCATTCTTTTTGCAAGGTCTTTTTGGCTTATCTCAAGTTCATCCAAATAGTCTTTTATTACAAAGCCAGTAGGTACTATAAACTCATTACTCAATACCACCCCTCCTTTCTAATGATAATCCTCAATATCTTTTATTAGGATTTCATTTATTGTTTTAAGGTCATTTTCATTATATTCACCATGAGGTTGGATGATAATACGATAATTTTTAGAAACATTTATTCCCCAACAATCACTAAAAGTGCCTTTAAGTTTATGCCTGCGGGGGGGAGGATCACATGAAATATCCTCAAGTGAATTAGCTGCTCTTAATTCAGACAGTCTTATCGATAGTTTATCGTATAATTTATTGTATTGTTTTTTTATAAGTCTTGGATTATTAAGTATTTTCTCCAACTTTCTAGAGGAGTATAGAATATTCATATGGTTCCTCCTTCTTTATAAGAATATTTTACCAAAATTAACCCCGTAGGTCAATTTTGTAGGTGTAGACTAATTGATTTAGTGAATGTATAATTTATATAGATAGGAGTGTTCGGTAAATGATTAGTAAAAAAATTGATTGTTTTGAATATGGTCAATTATTATTTGAAAATTATTCAACGGTCTTAAGCAATGAAAATGTTGAGGACAGAATAATTAATACCTTTAATGGAAATATAGAACCTGATTACTTTAAAGAAAACAATATAACTCCAAGGGTATTTATTAATGAATTTCTGTTACGTTATTACCCAAATGAGACATCTATAAAATCTACATTTATAAATAATGTACTTTTAAAATCAACTAATCATGTGACAGTCTTTGAGTTAAAAGTAGGTAATAGTAGACTCGATTTATGTAAAATAAACGGCATTAGTACTGCTTTTGAAATTAAAACAGAGTTAGATACATCTGTAAGATTAGAGCACCAAATGGAGGATTATTTTAAAACTTTTGAAAAAGTATACTTAATTTGCTCAGAAAGCAATATTGACAAGATGATTGATAAAATACCAAAAGAGTGCGGTATTTACACATATTATTCGACTAAAACTGGGAGATACATTTTCAAGAAAAAAAGAAGTGCAATTAAATCTAGTCAAATCTCTTCATACAGTCAATTATCATCATTAACAAAAAAAGATTTACAAGTTTATTTTAAATGTAAATATGATATTGATAAAGATTCAATGATAGAGATGATCATTAATTCAAACACAAACAAAGAAATAAATAAAATATTTAAATTATGTTTAAAGAATAAATACTTAAAAAAATGGGAATTTCTTTTAGAAAACAAATCCGATATCTTGGAGATAGATTATCAATGGTTTTATAAAAATTTACTATCACCAGAAATAGTATACCAGTAATTACAGGTATACTATTTTGTTGCTTGCTGATGAATATATCTTGCTAAAGTATAATATATCCAACTGGGCCAACCACCAAATGAGCCTTTTTTTGCATTATCTCTAATGGCTTTTATTATTGGACAAGTATTTGTTTTATCTAATAATGAGACGTTATTTAATACTTCTTGTACTACATATGGATAACCAGTTACTCCCAAAGTTTTATCTTCATTAACAATTGAAAAAAACTTATTTTTATCCTTAAGGAAAATTAATGCTAGAGCTGAACCATTATTTCCACCACCGGGACTTGGTAATCGATCTTTTAATCCTCCAAAGTCACCAAAACCATTTAGTTTATATTGCCTGTATTCAGTTGCAACAATATTATCAATAATTCGTGTAAATTCTAAGTTATTAAATTCTGAGTTATATTTTTTCCTAGGTCGAGGGGAATTTAATAAAATTTTTTTAGCATTTGTTTCAATTTCTTGAAATTCTTGTAGCTCTATAAATTTTGCTTCAGCGTTTTGCTCTCTTATATCCAACATTATAAAATCATGGTGTGATAACTTTGCAATTTCTTCAATGTAATCTTCTAAATAATTATCTGTAATTCTCAGAGCTATACATGAATTGTTTTTTTTAAGTTCAGTAATAAATGAATTAAGATCAGTAATACTCATTTTAAAACCATCTTTTATTGAAATAGTAGGTATTAGATTTTCGTAGTCCTTAATTTCTAACATCCTATCCCTATAGTAACTATAATCCCTACTTAAACTAAATGATAACTGCACATCACTAACTTTTACATTTTTATATTCATTTGGTTGATGCCTAAAAAAATCTATAAAAGCTCTTTTTCCTTGAAGATTAGTTACAATTTCATCTAATGTTTTAATATCTTCAGGTTTATTTGGTAGTTTTACTTTGGTTTTTATCTTGTTTCCAGGTTTTAGTGTTTTAACAGGGTCTCCGGTTTTTGGATCAATCTTAAATCTATCGTTATATTTTTCTGTTATTAGTTCAAATAAAGGCATTATAGATTCGCCGAAATGTTGATTCAGATCCTTAGTTACTTTTATTTCTTGTGCTAGATTTTTCATAATAGGTACATACATAGTACTCCTCCTTGCATAATATAATATGTATAAACATTCATAAAAAGACAAATTTTTCCCTAACAATTAAAAATAAAAAGCGTATAAACGCTTCTGGTAATAAAGTTTTTCATACAAAATACCTAAATAGATGATAAATAATTAACATTATTAAACGAACTGAATTAATAATGTTAATTTAACAATGTATTATAATGATAATTGATCATGGTTTTTTTTTATTATTTTTCTGCCACAAGAAAAACTCAACTTCTTTTTTAAGCTGATCTTTTAATTCTTTCTTTTCCTCTTCTGTTAAGGAATCTAGATCGTAACCGAAGAAGCCTTCAACAGATTCAGATTCTGGCTTTTTATCTATATATCCCGCCTTTTCTAGTAATGACTCATAAGGATAGTCATAAGAATCAGAGAGTCTTTTTAGAGTTTCTGGGGACGGTTTTAAAGGAGTTTTGGTGTCTCTACGGAATCCCTTTTCAATATCTGATATGTAGGAATGACTCAGGCCGGTATCTTTAGCTACTTCCCTTAAAGATTTCTTACCTCTTAGTTCTTTCAATAATTCCCCAAGCTCGTTCATTATCACTCCAACTTTCAAAAAAGTATAGTATGTACTACATATTGTAATCTTTATTTTACAATCAATAAATAAAAAAGCAAAAAAAACCTGTTGAACATAGTTGACAATTAGTAAACAGTGTACTACAATGAAAAATGTAAACAATGTGCGACAGAGAAAGCGAGGTGATTTAATGAAAAATAATTTAAAATTCTTAAGACGTAGTCAAGGTTTTAATTTAACCCAACAGCAATTAGCGGACGAGTTAAAAGTTTCAAGGCACACCATCATTTCAATTGAAAATGGATCAAATACAACTGGAGAGATGGTTATAAAAATTGGTCATTTTTTTAACAAAGATCCAAGAGATATTTTTTTATAAATGATGTCGCACAAAACGAACAGAATAAATCTAAGGAGGTGATCTGAATCTCAGATAAGAATGGACAAAAACAAAAAGTTACTGTTGATTTTGGTCGAGTGAATCTGAAAAGTTTGGTCCTTACTAACGATATTCAACATTACGAAAAGATGAAGGCTCAAGACAATATAGGAGTATTGTTTGAGCCTCAAGTTATAAAAAATATGGGTTGTACAAACTCTACCGATTTTTACCTAATTGGGATTCAGGCGGATAAATAGGATTGTCATCACTGTCCCAAATTAGATTAACGAAATAGACTTCATTTCCTAGATTAAATGTTGAAATTCGTTTTCAACCTAATTCAACATGTTTTTGAACATATTCAAGGTCTTTATTTTCAGTTTTTCTTTCAAATTTCTCATCATGGTTACCTCCTTTCTAGTACTAGTTTACTAGATTGGGGTGGAATAACAAGGAGGTACACAATGCTTGAAATAAACATGAAAGTTGATCCAGATGCTATAAAAAAGGAATTATATGATCTCCTTTATGATGTAGTATCAGACATCACTGAAGATCACAAGCAAGAAAACGAGTTACCGTTTCTTTTAAGCAAGCGAGAATTGGCCGAGCATATTTTTAACGTTAGTGCTCAGAGTTTAAATAATCACATCTTGCACCGGGAGGACTTCCCGAAGATTCACGTCGGTGAAAGGGTTCTATATCCTCGTGATCAGGTAAAAGAATGGATCCATAAAAACATCGAAGTTATTGAACAGCAAACTACTAGATTAAGCATCATTAAATAATTTTTGGAGGTGCACTAAATGCAACAATTAGTATTTATCCAAAATGAACAGATTGTTACAGACAGTTTAACAATCGCAGAAACATTCCAAAAAGAACACGCACGAGTAATGAGAGACATTCGAGAATTAGAATGTAGCCAAGAATTTCGGGTCGGCAATTTTGCCGAGTCAAGCTATATCAATACTCAAGGTAGATCATATCCAAAATTTATCTTAACTGAGCAAGCATTTACATTATTGGTCATGGGTTACACCGGTTCACAAGCTCAACATTTCAAAGAAAAATACATTGCAGAGTTCCACAAAATGCGAGAGCAATTACAAAACAATGTAAAAGTATTAGATGACCGAACAGCATTTATCCAATCCTTAAAGATGACAGTTGAAACTGCTGAACGTCAGGATCAACTACAAAAAGTAGTAAACGATCAGCAGCTAAAGCTATCAACACTCAAATCGAAAATGGATGAACAGATTACCCTTGATCACGGTGAACAACGCCGGTTTCAAAAAGGTGTTGCTCATAGGGTATACCAATTCACAGGAGATAGAAGCGAAGCTAGCAGACTGTTCCGTGAATTATATAGGGAAATTAAAGATAGATTTGGCGTTTCCAGTTATAAAGACGTTAAACGAAAAGACCTGCAAACTGCTCTGAACTACATCGAGAATTGGGTGCCGAGAAAAGTATCTTAACTCCCTAACTTTACCTTACAAAATCTATTTGTAAGGTTTCTATAAAACATTATTACAAAGGAGAACATTATGAAATTAGGAGAATTAATAAAAAGATTTAGAGACGATGAGGGTTTAACGCAAAAAGATTTCGCTGAAGAAATGCATGTTAGTTCTTCCTTGATCGCATTGATCGAAACGAATAAAAGAGCCGTCCAGGAAGATTTCGCACAGAGGACTTTAAAGCAGTATGACGATCCAGTTTATGCAATGGAAGTCATTCGAGAGTTCTCGGACGGATATACAGCTCCTAGATTAAATGGTAATGCAGTCGAGTGGCATCGATTAGCTTTAGAAGAACTTGCGATTACTGAGGTGCAAGAAGCAGTCAAAATATTAAATGATGTAAGTTTTGTCAAGAAACCTGATGAGACGGAGTTAGAAGAGTTAGATCGAATAGAAAATGTTATAGCTGAATTACTAGATGCCGAACTTGCAGTAACAAACTTGAAAGCAATTTTAGCCAAGGAATACCACCTATCACTGAAAACAATCAGTAAAAAAAGGATTCCATATTGGAAATCGCAAGGATGGATATCATGAAGTATGGCACCTTATTTCTATTGTTTTTGTCTTGATGGTTTACTGATTTCTCTACGCGCTGTAGGAGGTGATCTAATGAAGTTCATTAGATACTTAATTGATTGTAAGTTAAGAAAGAAACACAGGTACAGTATCTTTACAAAACGGTGCATTGTCTGTGGTAAGTCAGATGGGAGTGAGTAATATTGAGAATGACAGCAGGAACATGGAAAGCACTAACCAAGAAACAGAGGTATGCCTTATTAAGTGGCTTGGTTGCAATTAATCAATTGAAGGAGATGAGTTAAGTGGAATTTCCCGAAGTTTATCAAACTAGCAAAACAGACAACACAACAAAAAAAACTAATATTTATGGTACAGATTACAAAGGAAATGAAGTCTATGCCGGTGATGAAATTTACATTTATGAAGAAGAATTTTGGCTTGTAAATGCAACAACGGATGACGAGAAAGAGTTGCTTCAGTTTTTTGGAGCGGTACGAGTAAAAGCAGAATCGGAAGTAAAAGAAAAATGACCAGCTCGGCATAGCTGATCATTAGGTATTCGCTAAATAGTGTTAGCCCCATTATAAGCGAATACCTCTATATTATCAATATTAGGAGGGTTTAATCAATGAAACAAATGAAGTTGATGGAGTTAAATTTAGTGAACTTTAAAGGTATTAAAGCATTTGAGTTGAATGCAGAAGGTGAAAACAAAACGGTATTCGGTAAAAATGAAGTAGGTAAAACCTCTATATTTGATGCATTTATCTGGTTATTATTCGATAAAAACAGCCACAACCAGAAGGATTTCGGTATAAAAACATTGGTAAATGGTGAGGTGCAGCACAACCTTAATCATGAAGTAGAAGCAACATTTTTAATAGATGGTCAAGATTTATCGCTCAAGAAAGTATTTGCTGAAAAATGGACTAAGAAAAGAGGTTCCGTTAGAAAAGAATTTACTGGACACACAACTGATTATTACATCGACTGCGTACCTAGCAAGAAGAAAGAATTCACAGATAAAGTTGCAGAGATAGTAGATGAAGAAATATTCAAACTATTAACATCGCCTAGCTATTTTAACGAACAATTGCACTGGAAAGATCGACGAAAAACACTGTTAGACATTGCCGGTGACGTATCAGACGAAGAGGTTATTCGCTCTAACAGAAGTTTATCGAATTTAACTGACATTTTGGACGGAAAAGATGTTGAGGATTTAAAAAAGATCATTGCTGCTAAACGAAAAGAAATCAATCAAGAACTAGAACGCATACCAGTACGAATCGACGAAATCAATCGAAATAAGCCAGATACAGACGGATTAGATGAATCAAATATAAACACTCGCTTAGAAGATATAAACAATGAAATCGAAGCGAAGAACAATGAAATAAATGATATTAAAAATGGTAGTGAAGCGAACCAATTAAAGGCACATATCAGCGATGTCGATTTAAAGATATCTAAAGTAAAGAATCAGCATGAACAGGATAACCAACAAGTCATTTATCGTCTGCAAGCCAAGCTACAGGAAGAACGATCAAACGCAAGCATCATTGAATCAAAAGTTAAGAATAACGAGCAACGCAAAGAAATGAACGATCGTAATATTGAAACCTTTACCAAAGATATGGCCATTCTAAGAGACAAATGGACCGCGAAAAACAAAGAAGAGTATACTCACGAAGATAATTGCGTTTGCCCTACTTGTGAACAAGAGTTACCAGAAGAACAAGTACAAGCAACGAGAGAAAAAGCAGAGAAACAATTTAATACTGCTAAATCAAACTATCTTGAAGCTGTGAAAGAAGATGGATTACAAGCTAAACAAAAGGTTGAATCATTAAAGCAAGAGAACGAATCACTGTTAAATGACATCAACAAATACAATGAGCAGCTAGAAGAGAAAAGGAAAGCTTGCGAGAAATTACAACATGAAATTGAAGATGCAGAAAGCAACGTGAAGCCATTAAGCGAGAATAAAGACTACCAGGAATTAATAGCTGAAAAAGCTCGCTTAAACAGTGAGATAAATAATATAGAGAGTAACGTTGAAGATTCTATCAATAAAGTAAGACAAGCAATGAGCGAATTAAAAGAGAAACAGTCAGCCTTGCAATTAGATTTAAGCATGATTAAGCAATTTGAACAGTCTAATAACCGTATTGCTGAACTGGAAAAGCAAGAGGAAGAACTTGCTGCAGAATTTGAAAAGCAAGAAGAACAATTACACCTAACAGAAGAATTTATTCGCACCAAAGTCGATCTTCTGGAAGAAAAGATCAACAGCAAATTCAAACATGCTCGATTTAATCTATTCAAACAGAACATTAATGGTGGTTTAGAAGAAATATGCGATACCACTTTTAAAGGTGTTCCTTATAAAGACATGAACGATGGGGCGATTATTAATATTGGCCTAGATATCATTGAAACATTATCCAAGCATTATGAAGTACAAGCACCAATCTTTATTGACAATGCAGAGCAAGTCACACACTTCTTTGCTGATATAAACGCACAAGTTATTAAATTGTTCGCTTCTAAAAATGATGCAGTATTACGAATCGAAAATTCAGAAGAAATGGAGTTGGTTTAATTGGCTAATAATAACGAATTGGCATTGGTGAAAAAAGATACAGTCGATGTTGTCGCATCAAAAGTAAAACAGTTTCAAGAAGCAGGGGAACTTCATTTCCCTGCTCACTATTCACCTGAAAACGCAATGAAATCAGCATGGTTAAAACTGCAAGAAGTGAAAGCGAAAAATGGTAATTCATACGTTCCAATTCTAGAACACTGTACAAAAGATAGTATTGCAAACAGCCTTTTAAACATGGTAGTGCAAGGACTCAATCCAGCTAAGAACCAAGGGTATTTTATTGCATACGGAAAATCATTAACGTTTCAGCGCTCATACTTCGGAACAATGGCCGTAACAAAACGAGTAACAGGCGCAAAAAGTATAAACGCATCCGTTATTTATGAGGGTGATGATGTAGATTACGAGATGGTAAACGGTCGAATTAAGAATTTAACGCACAAACAAAAATTTGGAAACTTGAACAAAGAAAACATCATAGGTGCTTATTGTGTCATAGATCTTGGCCATGATGATGTTTACACGGAACTAATGACGATTGATGAACTTCGCCAGGCCTGGTCACAATCTCAAATGTGGGGAAAAGAGCAAACAAAAGAGAAAAAAGGAAGCACGCATGATAATTTCAAACAAGAAATGGCAAAGAAAACCGTCATTAATCGCGCTTGTAAGAAATTCTTGAATTCTAGTGATGATAGTAGTCTAGTAATTGATCACTTTATGCAACAAGATGAAAAAATAGAAGAAGCGCAAGCACAGCAAGAAGTTAGCGAAAATGCTAATAAAGAGTTTATAGATGTAGAGTACAACGAGGTAGAAGAGGATTCACCACCACAACAGGAAAAAGAGCAAGAAACACCAACAGAACCACAAAATGAATTCGAGCAAGCAGCACAAGATTTAGATAAACAAACTCAAGATGAAGGACCAGGTTTCTAATGATAGCTATCAAAACATTAGCTTCTAGTTCAAAGGGAAACTGCTACTACGTCACGGACGGTAACACTCCCTTAGTACTGGAAGCAGGAATAAATTTTCGAGAGATCAGAAAAGCTTTGGACTTTAACACTAGCAATTTAGCAGGATGCTTAATCACACATGAGCATGGTGATCATTGCAAAGGATTAAAAGACGTTTTGAGAGCAGGTATTGATTGTTATGCCAGTGATGGCACTTGGGATGCATTATTACTAGACGGACATCATAGAGGGCATCCAGTTAAATCTCATGAACCATTCACGATCGGAACATGGACAATAATGCCATTTGATGCACAGCACGATGTATCAGAACCATTAGGATTCTTATTAGCAAATAAAGCCGGAGATAAGCTATTATTCGCAACAGACACCTATTACATCAAGTACAAGTTTAAAAACGTCTCACACATGCTAATAGAGTGCAATTACAGTAAAGAAATCCTAGATAGGAACATTGAAGAAGGTATAACACCTAAAGTGATGCGAAAGCGTCTCCTGAGGTCGCATTTTAGCTTAGAGAACGTCAAAGAATTTTTAAAAGCAAATGATTTAAGTAGAGTCCAAGAGATACACTTGCTGCATTTATCAGACAGTAATAGTGATGAAGCACTTTTTAAGCGTGAGATTCAACAACTGACAGGCAAAGTAGTTTATATAGCGTGACACAGAGGTGGAGGTGATAAGGTGGCAAGTCCCCAGGTTGAGAAAGGTTACATCAGGATAGCGAATGACCTTTGGAATGAAATATTAAGACGTGATTTTAGCAAGAGACAAATGAACTTAATTTTATTCATTTGGAGGTTGTCTTATGGAACAGGACAGAAAGATTGCATAGTTAATAGGTTTAATCAGTTTGAGATAGCAGGCGTTTACAAGAATGACATAAAAAAAGAGTTGAAGTTTCTGAGGGAATGCTCGGTTTTAGAGTGGGATGAAGAATCGATGACTTTCAGCATCAACAAAGACTATCATCTTTGGCAGGTATCACCTAACAAAAATTGGGATGGGGATAAATTTAAAGACCTTATTCACCTCAACCTAAACAGAAAAAAAGTTGGTGAAACACTAACTTCTGATAATGAAAAAGTTAGTAAAACACTAACAAAAAACCGGAAAAAAGTTAGTAATTCACTAACCGAAAAAGACCAAAAAGTTAGTAAAATACCAACTACAAACAAAAGTTCGGTTAGTAAAACACTAACATTTATAAGTAAAACAGTTAGTAAAACACTAACTATGAAGTTAGTAAAATACCAACCGTCAGACGATGGGAAGTCAATAGTGATAAGCGATTCCAGCTCTCTAAAGACATTATTAAAGACATTAATTATTAAAGACATAAAAGAATGTAGTAGTAGTAACAGAGATAATTATTTTGCGGAAGTTATGAAATTCTATCAACAAAATTTACAAAAAAATGTTAGTGAGTCCACTTTTAATTACGAACTAATCGAACAATGGTATGGAGAATTTGGCTACGACCTATTACTTGCTGCTATGAAACTATCAGCGAAAGCAGAGGTGCAAGGGGTTAAATTTGTGGAAAGCGTACTATTCAACTGGCAAGAAGCAGGTGTAAAGACATTAGACGATGCTCGTCTTTACGAAAAACAGTTCAAGGAAATTCGCAAAAGGCGAACATATCAGCCGAAGAATTACGGATCCAACAAGAAAGACATAACGCCGGATTGGTACATCAAGCAGAAAGAAGAGCAACGCAAAAAAGAACAGGAACGGAAAGGTCAACAATCTTCAGAAGAAGAGCGAAAGCGCACTGCCGAGGAAGCTGATCGAATGCTAGAAGAATACTTAAAACAACAGAACAATTAGGGGAGATGACATGATCACTCTGATCAAGTGGATTCGATTTATTTTAAACTACGATCATAACCAAATACTTGAAGACGATGGTAAATGAATTTCTGAGGGGGCATCGAAATGACTGATCGTCTACCGGAAAAGGTAATTAGCATTGAGCAAGTAAAAATAAATAGAAGCAGGGACAAAATATGCAAATGCAGCAATAGACGATTTGAAATAGATACAAGAAATAGAAAAATACATTGTCGAGATTGTGGCGCTATGATTGCCCCTTACGATGCTATGTACGATTTAGCGATGAAAGGCAATAGGTTGCAAGGGGAAGTAAATCAGTTGTTAGAGCAACGGAAGCAGATCATAAACTACAAACCGTGGCTAGTAACGATAAAGAAACTCGAAAGGCAATATCGTGGAAAGAAGATGCTGCCATGCTGTCCCAGATGTGATGAACCGTTTTATCTAGAAGAATTAACAAGTTGGACTGGCAAACCCTTTGCTGACGGAAATCAATCCCTTATGATGATTTTATTTATTACTCTGTAGGTCTATTAAAATCGCGAAACGGGATACCACTGGATTATTTAAGTTTAGTAGACAAGCTTTTCGATAGCGTAGCTTAAAGTGGGAGTTGAGGAAATGAACATACCAAGAATTTTGCATTATCCAGGAAGTAAATGGTCGCTGGCAAATTGGATAATTAGCTACTTTCCAGAACATGAAACATACCTTGAACCCTTTTTTGGCTCAGGAGCAGTATTATTTTCCAAGAATCGTAGCAGGTTAGAAACCGTAAATGATATTGATGGAGAGATTGTCAATCTATTTAAAATCATTCGAGAACGTCCCGATGAGCTGGCTAAAGCTATTATATTCACACCACATAGCAGAGAAGAGTACTATCAAAGCTACCTCGAGGCAGAAGATAATTTAGAAAGCGCTAGAAGATTAATTGTGAGGCTCTGGCAAGGACGTGGAGGGAAAACAGCACATAGAACAGGATGGAGAAGCATGATTGAGCGCAATGGACCATTACCAGGTAAAGAATGGCTAAGTTTTCCCGATAAAATATCAGTTGTGGCAGAGAGATTAAAAGGTGTTCAAATTGAAAATCAACCTGCAGAACTATTGATAGAAAGGTATAACCGACCAAACGTTTTAATTTATGCGGATCCACCCTATTTATTAGGAACTCGAACCACTACAAGTTACAAGCACGAAATGACAGACGCTGACCATGAGATCTTACTTGATCGACTTAATGCTCATACAGGACCTGTTATCTTATCGGGATATGAGCACGACTTGTATAACGATCTATTAACAAGCTGGCGGAAAGAGGTTGTTAAAGCAAAAGCCGAGGGTGGAGCAAGCAGGAAAGAAGTATTGTGGATTAATCCAGTAGCAGCTGAGAAGGTTCAGCAGATTAATATATTCGATTTGGAAATCTAATATCGAAGAAGAGAGACCTGATAAAACAGGTCTCAAAAAGACAAGAGAACTTGCGTTCCCCTTGGCGTATTTATTATATCAGACGAGAGGGGAAAAGAAAATGAATATTAAGTCAAGCACAATTTATAACATGGATTGTATAGAAGGGATGAAACATATTCCAGATAAAACTATCGATATGATTCTATGTGATCTACCGTATGGGACCACTAATTGTAGTTGGGATGAGATCATTCCTTTTAAATCTTTGTGGGAACAATACGAGAGAATTATTAAAGATAACGGAGCTATTGTATTGACAGCTAGTCAACCCTTTACTACAAAACTCATATCCAGCAATATGCGATTATTTCGTTATGAATGGATATGGAAAAAAGGGAAGCATGTAACTGGTTTTCAAAATGCAAAGCGAATGCCTTTGAAAAATCATGAGAATATTTGCGTATTTTATAAAAAGTTACCCACGTATCATCCACAGGGTATTATTCCTTTGGTGAAAATTAGAAAAAATAAGAGAAAGAAGATAGGTGGAATCTTTCGAGAAGGAGATGAAAGTCTATTACAAGAGTATGAGACAACTCATACAAATTATCCGAGATCTATTTTGGATTACTCTAGGGAAAGCAAAACGTTTCACCCTACTCAAAAACCTTTAGTTTTATTTGAATACTTAATTAAAACTTATACGAACAGAGGAAATCTTGTATTAGATAATTGTATGGGTTCATTTACTACAGCAGTGGCTTGTGACAATACAAAAAGAAATTGGATTGGATTTGAACTTGATAAAAAATACTGTAGACAAGGAAAAGTTAGAATTAATGAAAATAGAAAGAGTCTAGGTTTAGAAGGTGTAAATACAGTATTTATTTAGAAAATGAATGGTGGTTTAAATGAAAGGGTTATGTATAAATGCATCGGGTTTAACTGTATTAAAAGCTGGCCAGGAATATTTTGTTTTTCCTGGTGGCTCTAACACTTTTTATGTTTCAAAGTTTAATAATGAAAAAGCTCATTTCGGCGCATTTCAACGTAATAGGTTCGAAGTCATTGACGATCAAGAAAAGATCGAACAACCGGAAATCTTGGAGGAAGAAAAATTCGATCAGTTGGTTCAAATGGATTTATTTGAATTTCTAGAGGATGACGAGGAGAAACTTGATCCAGGAATAGAAATTATAATACCAGATGACATTATTTCTCCTCTGGAGTGTAAGAACAGTCCGAAATCAAAGGCATTTAAGAGGGTTCAGCATAGATGGAGTGTATATGTAAAAAGTGTACAGGATTATCATAAATGTTCATGGTTTGAAGCAAGTAAGAAGCTACTCAAACATAAAAAAGAAGGATCCCCTATTCAAGTAACATGGGATCCGGAAACAAACATATAAAAAGAGCTAGAAGCAAGCTCCCAACTCACAAACCTAAAACTATTATAACATGGGGGCATGCTCTATGCGATTAGAAAATGTGAATATTGAAGATGAAGGAAAAGAATTTAACATAAAAATACCAATTAAAGCAGGAAATTTGCCATTTGTTGTCGTATACTGTAATGGAATAGCTAAAAAGACCTATTTGCCTGATCATGGTGAGACGAAGGTAATTACACATCAAGGGAAGGTAAAGAGGGTAAAGTTTGATGAGGGGGAAGAATTTTGATTTATATTATAAATTTTGAGGAAAAGTGTGAAGGGTTTTGGAATTGTGTTTCTCCTGATGCGATAGTTAGTAGTGCAGGTACTTTAATTGGCGCATTCTTTGGCGCATTATTAGCGGGATTGATTACCCTTTTCATCTCTAAAAGGCAGGATAAAGAAGCATATAAAAGACAAAAAAAAGAAAGAGAAGAAAGGTTTTTGGTTAATTATTCTTATACTAGACTTACTATAATTGTCTTAAAAGATTATTTTAAAGAAGTCTATGATTATATAAATCAAAATGATGGTTATAAGGATAAGTTTACAAAGTTAATAAGTGACTTATCGATATACAATAGCCATTTCGATCATATTATAGCAGACAACTATACCTTTCCATCTCACAAAGTAAGGCATTTTATAAATATAAGAACAGCTTCCGCAAAAATATTTTCAACAATTAAGAAATCAAATTTAAATAAAAACAATTTACTTGATACCAAATTAAAAGAAGAAGTTAATGAGAGTTTTAGGATTTTTATGGATGCTTATTTCAAATTAGAAGAGTACTATTTGAATTTACTAAAACAGGTCGAAGATAGAGAAAAAGAACACCATAAATGATTTTATCAACTATCTGGAGACGCTATAAGTAAGAAGTACATTAATGCAGGGAAAAGAAAAACGAGGGGGGGAAGAGTATTGAATGAAATTGTGGATTTTAATAAATAAACCTAGAATTGTTATTCCCATAATTGCAATACTGTCTTTGGCTTTCGTAATATATTTTAAGAGTAATTTCTCTTTAATTTTTTTTATTGTGATTTGGTCGTTCTTAATAGCAAGAATTTTAATATACACTTTGGACAAATATGATCATTTATTATTGTATATAATTATTTTGTTACTATTGCCTTTTATTATATTATTTATTATGGCATTTAATCTTGTATTTTTACAAGATACATATTTTCTAAGTGATATGATGATATTGAAATTAATTTATTCATGCTGCTTTCTTGTCCCAGTATTTTTAGCTATATTTGTAAATAAAGGGAACTTAGATAAATTAAAGCTATCTATCAATATTCAAATTTGTATTATAACAACTATTACTGCCTGTTTTTTTATTATAAAACCAGATTTGTATGAGAGTATATTTGATATAGTTTATAATGATTTTCAAGAGGAATTTAACTTAGAATTACTTGAAAATCCTGAATTTATAGAAGACTTAGAAAAAGAAATAAAATCTAATGGAATAAAAATGGATATAACAAATCAAAATGGAGATTTTCTGGAACCCCAGGTTATTAGAGATGATTTAGAAGTTATATTAAAGAAAGAGCTAGAAAAATTCCTTGAATTATCCTTTCAATATCTTTTCTTACCATATTTGGTACAAGGTATATGGAGCAATTTGATTTTAGAAATTAGAAGGTACAAAGCCAGTCTTAGGAAAAAATAAAAATAATGTTCTACCAGCCAACTGGAGGGCACTAATCGGAAAGTTGTAAAAGCAGCTTCTTGATTGGTGTCCTTTTTTATCGTTGCAACTTTTGTGCCTAAATCCGATATTTTTGCAACCAAGGAGCGATGTAGTATGAATAACTGGGCAGATAGATTGATTCGTGAATATGAAATAGGTAGACATGATTTAGCAACAATGAAAAATGAATTGGATCCAGCTAATCTAGCGGAACGTGAAGATAGAAGTAAAATTAATAGCATGATTAGAACCATGACAGAGTCTATCGAGTGGATGACGACAGGAAGAGAGCCAGGAAAGTTAAGGGGGGTAGATAAAAAGGCAACTTACCAAAGGCGTGCAATAGCAGACATGGATATGTTTCCATCACTTGACATTGTTCCAGAGGAACGTGAATTGGACGAAGAAGAGAAACGAGTTATCTTTAATATAATTGCAGAGTTATCGCCACGTGAAAGACAGTGTTTTATTATGAATAAAGCTTATATGATGTCTTATGCTGAAATCTCAGAGGAATTAAAAGTTGGACGGAGCACTGTACAAAAATACGTAGAAAGGGCAAAAAATAAAATTTCTTGTCGTGCAAATGTCATACAGTGTTCTTAATTAGTGAAAGGGGTTATAGATAAAGCACGCATCTAGCAAGCGTAATATCTTTTTTAGACCTTACGGTCTTTTATATAAGAGCACTATATATCATAAGTACTATAAAAAACAACTAATATGCAGGAATATCCTCCTTTTTGTCGAATTTATATTGATAGAGGGAGGTGTTAAGATGAAAGAAGAAAAATATTATTATAAATTCACTTATGTTGATGGGACAACAGAGGAGTTCGAACAAGATGATAATGAGCTTACTTCCAAAATTAAGGATTCAAAATCAAACAGAATTGTGATAAATAAACATGTTTTAATTAATTTTAATAATGTTATAAAAGTTACTACAGAAACGAAATCGGAAAGAGAAGAAAAAGAAAGAATTACTGAAGAAAAATTGAAAGTCGACGCTGAAGCTATAAATAAAATAAGATTTTAATTAGTTAAAAGCATCTTTTAAAAGGGTGCTTTTTCTTATACTCAAAACAAACTTAAATTAAGTCGGAGGTGGCGGTGATGTAGATGGCAAGACCACGAAATCCAAAAAGAGATGAAGCATATCAAATATGGAAAGCAAGCAATGGAGAAAAGAAATTAAAAGACATTGCAGCTGAATTAGAAGTGTCATCTTCACAGATACGCAAGTGGAAAAACCAAGACAAATGGAGCGACAAAATGAATGGTAACGTTACGAAACGAAAAAGGGGAGCTCCTAAAGGAAGTAAAAACGCTTTAGGTAATCGAGGAGGTGCAGCACCAAAAGGAAATGCTAATGCTGTAACGCATGGATTATTTGCTAAGCATCTTCCGCAAGAAACCTTAGATATAGTAAATGATATGGATAGTATAAATCCATTAGATATACTTTGGATGAACATTAAGATGCAATTTGCTTCGATACTAAGAGCACAAAAGATAATGCATGTAGAGAGCAAGGATGAAATGATCAAGGAGCTCAAAAAGGAGAAAACAACATCCAATGAAAATATGGACATTGAAGAAATAGAATACGAATTTCAATTTGCCTGGGATCGCCAGGCTACTTTTATGAATTCTTTGAGTAGATCCATGAGTGAGCTCAGAAGTATGTTGAAGCAATTCTATGAACTTGCTAATGCAGATGATATGAGATTGCTGGAGTTAGAGAAAATGAAACTTAGCATCGATAAAACGAAAGCTGAGATTGATAAGCTACAGGATGATGATAGCGACAAACCTATTGAAATCATGATCAAAAGAAAAGGTGAGGGCTCATGATTGAAAAAGAAGTTAATCCTCACTTTGAAGATTTTCTATTTGATTGGTATCAGAAGTTTCAATTTCTTGTTGGTGGCTACGGATCCAGCAAGAGTTATCATGTTGCTCTAAAAATCATATTAAAGCTACTTGAAGAAAAGAGAACAGCGCTAGTGGTAAGAGAAGTATATGACACACACAGAGATTCAACCTTTTCTTTATTTGAAGAAATCATAGAAGACATGGATTTATCCCGTAAAATACGTTGTATGGGCTCACCAATGCAGATAAGATTTCCAAATGGCAGCAAAATCATATTCAAAGGGATGGATAAGCCAGCTAAGTTAAAGTCCATCAACAATGTATCACTGATATGGCTGGAAGAGTGCTCAGAAATTAAGTACGAAGGTTTTAAGGAATTGATGGGACGTTTACGCCATCCATCTTTGAAGCTGCATATGATCCTTTCAACTAACCCTGTTGGTGAGGACAACTGGACGTATAAACATTTCTTCCAAGACAGAATCAATAAACGTTATGTTTTGGATGATAAAGATCTCTATCGAGAGCGGACCATGGTTATTGGCGACACATATTATCACCATTCGACGGCAGAAGATAACCTATTCCTTCCGGAGAGTTATATTGAGCAACTGGAAGAAATGAAAGAGTATGATCCAGATCTTTATCGGATTGCCCGTAAAGGGAGATTTGGTGTTAACGGAGTTCGAGTGCTGCCGCAATTCACTAAAATGGAACATCGAGAAGTAATGAAAGCTATAAACCGCATTGAGAAACCTTTATTTCGAGTTGGAGGAGATTGGGGTTTCGTTAACTCATACAATGCATTCCTTCGCTTAGCTGTAGACACAGAAAAGCAGATTTTATATATCTATTGGGAATACTACAAGCGGGGTAAGACCGATGACGAAACCATTGTAGACTTGGCAGAATTTAAAAATAGTGGCGAGCGAATTATTGCTGATAGCGCAGAACCGAAAACAATAAAATATTTTAAGAAGCAAGACTTTAATATGGTAGGAGCGCATAAGTTCCCTGGATCCGTACTTGCGAACATTAAAAAGATAAAAAGGTTTAAAAAAATAGTTTGTTCTGATGCCTGTGAAAATACCATCCATGAGTTAGAGGACCTTGTTTTTAAAAAGGATAAAAACGGAGATGTCATTGAGGATGAATTAGCAATTGATGCGCATACATTCGATGCTATGGCTTATGGATTAGATGGATACGAGGTTATTGACTTAAAAGATGAAGCACAGAAACAAGCTAGACCAACAAGGCAACGACCTTCGGGAGGGAGGAAAAGATAATTATGTCAGAACAAACAGTCAAAGCAAGGGTTATCAAGGCTTCTGTTACTTCGTCCACTCAACAGTTATATAGAGATGACTTTTCCAATCAATACGGAGATATCCTAGAACCTCCATACAACTTAAAAGAATTAAAGATGATCGGAGAGTACTCTTCTATCTTGCAGCAGTGTGTCGATGCGTATAAAACAAATATCATTGAATTTGGTATTGAACCGGAATTTAAAATTGATATGAATTCGGATGAAGTAAGGGACGAGCAGAAAGAGCAAGCTCGATCAGAGTGGACCAGACTTGATGAGTTTACTCGTTATTTAAACATGGATGAATCACCAGAAACTATCCTGGGTTATGCTTTCGACGATCGAGAGAAAACAGGTAACGGTTACCTTGAGATAATTCGTGACGGAGTAGGGCTACCGGTTGGGATTGAATATGCGGATACTCAATACATGCGAGTTTGTAAAAAGACCGTCCCTGAGGAAATTGAATACACTATATTAGAAAATGGCCAGGAAAAAAAGGTAAAACGATGGAAGAGATTCAGAAAGTATGTCCAATTGATAGACGAAAAAAAAGTATTCTTTAAGGAATATGGGGATCCGCGCATCATGAACTCTGCAACAGGTAAATTCGATGACAGTACTCCAGAAAACCTAATAGCAACCGAGATCTATCACATGAAGATTGGTTCAGGAACCTATGGAAAACCGAGATGGATAGGTAATATTATCAGCTTGTACGGTGCAAGAAAAGCAGAAGAATTAAACCTAACGTATTTCACAAACGGAAGGCATATTCCAGCTGCGATAACAGTTTCAAACGGAAAGTTAGACGATACCTCATTTGAAGCGCTACAGGATTACATGAACGACCTATCCGGGGCTGAAAACGCTCATAGGTTCCTTCTTTTAGAAGCTATGGGTACAACACAAGAGGACCAAATGGGTGATGAAAAGGTTACTCCGGCGAAGGTGGAAATAAAGTCACTTGCCGAGATTCTACAGCAAGACGCGTTGTTTCTTGAGTATGATGAAAAAACAAGGCAGAAGATACGTTCATCATTTCGGTTGCCACCACTATATACTGGAGAGTCACAAGATTTCAGCAGAGCAACCGCGGATACAGCACGAAAGGTAACAGAAGAGCAAGTCTTTCAACCTGAAAGAAAGGGATTGGCAAGGGCATTAAATACTCTATTTCTGGAACCACTTGGTTTAAAATACGTCAAATTAACAGTAAACGGGGCAGATTTCCGAGATCCGTTAGAAATAGCAAAAGCACTTTATCCGTTAATATCTGCAGGATCGGTTTCGCCTAATGATCTACGTCCGTTAGCATCCCAAGTTCTTGGTCAAAAATTAGAAGTGTTCAGCGAAGAGTACAACATTCCCTTTCAAGCAATGATGAAGGAGCAAGAGAGTAACCCTGTGTCCGATTTATTTGCTGTACAAAAGTCTAAAAACAAACAACCTGACCTTATCAATCTGTTAAAAGATATGCGGGACGTACTTGAGGGGCTGCAGAAGTCATGAGTATGGTTGATAAATTATTAAAAAGCCTAAATGATTTTATTGCCAAAGCAGAGGATGAGGAAGACTTCCTTGACGATGTTCCTGATTTTCCGGGACTTGAGACATTGCCAGCGATTATAGAAGACTATGAAACAGCCATCGCAAGATTGTTGAGGGTACAACGTAAGCGTTTTGTAGATGCCTTTAATGGTTTTGTATCTAAAGATGACAAACAAACACTAGAGTCCTTCCTTGTGTTTCTGAGAAGCGATTTGTTTGCATCAGATAGCTTCGCCGAAGAATTTGGAGAGGAAACAGCCAAGTTCTTACAGTTAACAACTGAGGAACTAACCAAGTCTATCATGGAGTCCATTGACAGAGATATTTCATTCGAGATTCTTTCAAATAGTACTGTTGATTGGATGCAAAGATGGTCCGGAGATTTAGCTGATCTAATGCAGCTAATCACCCACACAGCACTGGAAAACGAAGTACTGCAAGCTATTGAACTTGGTGAATCAATAGCAGATGTTGAGTTACGTATGAAGGAATTGCCTCAGTTCGACCGTAAGAGAGCGAGAGCCACGGCAAGAACAGAAATACTGACTGCTTCTAGTAGAGCACATTATGAATCTTTTATGCAAAGCCCAGCTGTTAAAGGAAAACGATGGAAGCATAGCGGAGCTAAGAAAACTAATCCACGAGCTACACATATTGCAATGGACGGTGTAGTTGTACCAGTAGATGATCATTTTCTTGTTGATGGGGAAGAAGGACTTTATCCAAGAGACCCAGCATTCTCGGCAAAGAACAGGGTTAATTGTGGTTGTGTTATTGGTCCAGAAGTTGATGAAGTCATTTTAGGATTGTCTAAGGAAGAGAAAGAATCTATTAGGCAGGAAGTTTTAGCAGAATTGAATGGTTAGGAGGTGATAGTTATGGAATATACACGTTCTATAGGAAATTATTACGAAACTTTTGAAGGTACACCTAAAGAGATAGCGGAACTTATTTCGATCTTAGATAAACAGGAACGTGAAGTAAGCCAAGAGAAAATTAAATATCCTAACTTAACAAAGGTCAAACAGAAAGAAGTTGGAAAAGGTGAAGTAACAAAATAGTAAGGGGGTGTAATGGTGATCAACGTGGTGACAAAAGAGCAAATTGAATCGCTATTTAGTGGTTCGGAGGTCGAAGTTATGACTTTGTGGGATAAAACTACGGTAATGTCCGTAAAACTTCCAAATGGATTCGTTATCGTTGAATCTTCTAGTTGTGTTGATCCTACCAACTATGATGAAAAGATAGGTTATGAAATTTGTTTGCAACGAGTGTTTAACAAACTATGGGAGCTCGAGGGCTATAAACTCCAAAGTGAATTGAAAGGAGGTGAACACTAAATGCCAAGAGAGTTAGTTAATGCGAACATCACCCACGTTTCATACGTGGATAAGGGAGCAAATCAGAAGCAATTCTTCTTTACGAAGTCGGATAAGCAGCCAGATTTTAAAAAGGAAGTTAAATTGTTTATCAACAAGGATGATGAAGATCAACAGCTAGTTTATGGGGTTGTATATGAGCCGGATGTTGAGGATTCACACGAGGATTTCATGACAGCTCCTGAAATCGAGAAAGCGGCTCACGGATTCATGAAAGATGCCCGCAATATTGATAAGCAACATGACTTTGAATCTGGTGTAGGCGAGGTTGTCGAATCGTACATCGCTCCTGCCGAATTTCAGTTAGGTGAAGAAACAATCACAAAAGGATCATGGGTACTTGTTACTAAAGCAAGCGATGAAGTTTGGGAAGAAGTTAAAAAAGGTGAAATTACTGGTTATTCCATGGCTGGTACTGCAGAGACAATTAAAAAGCAAAAAAAAGAAAAGCCTGTTTCTAAGTCTGAAAACGATGAGGAAATGAAGGGCTTTTTTGATTTACTTAAAAGCTTTTTCGCAAAAGGAGAAGTTCGTGATCGTTACGAGGATAACCAGAAACGACGTAATTTATGGGCTGTATGGGACGGAATGGAAGATACCTTCTACGAGTCTCTTTGGGACAACCGCACACCTGATGTCGCAGATTTCGAGCGACTAGAAACTGGTGTGCAGGATTTCCTTGAAATTTTACAAGAAATCAAATCATCAGGTGATGTCCTGAAAGCATTGAAAGAGAAACCAGAAACAATTGGAAAGGGTGAAGGCGAAATGAAAAAGGAAGATATAGAAAAGCTTCTTGACGACAAATTGAATCCAATCACAAAGCGTTTGGATGCCATCGATAAGGAAGATCAGGGCGAGGGGCAAGAATCGATAGAAGGTGAGGAAGACGACGTATTGAAACAACTTTCCTCTGTTCTGGATGAGAAGTTGAGTCCAATCACTAAACGTCTTGAAACTGTGGAAAAGGCAAGAGGAATTTCTAAACAGGCAGATCAAGATGAAAATAATCAAGAGCCTGTTAAAAAGCATTATTTAGAAGGGATTCTGTAAAAGGAATCCGATAAAAGGAGGAAAAATAAATGCCGACAAATCAGCAGATCATGAAAACTATTACAACTGGTTCTATTACTTCCGGATTACTTAGTCCGGAGCAGGCTCAAAAATTTATTCAACAGACTTTTGAATCTACTGCACTAGGTGGATTAATTCGTAAGGAAACGCGTAAAGCAAAAACAGGGGAAATTGATAAAATCGGTATCGATTCTCGTATTTTACGTAAGAAAACAGAGAACACAGATGACGGGTACCGTGCAAAAACTAAATTTAGCAAGGTAGAATATGCGACTACTGCAGTTCGTTTACCTTGGGAAATTACTGAAGAATCTTTAAATGAAAACATCGAGGGTCAAAACTTTGAGGACATCACCACTAAACTGATGACTACTCAATTAGGTGTTGATCTTGAGGACATTTATATCAACGGCGATGAAGATACACCTTCTGATGATGAAGATTACGACTTCTTAAAAATCAATAACGGATGGTTGCAGCAACTTAAAACAGGTTCACACATCGAGGATCGTTCTGCCAAAAACAGTGGGGCAATTTCCCTTGATGTTTTTTATGATGCGTTGGAACAAATGCCGAACAAGTTTAATGATGGGACATTGAAATGGTTGGTCGCTCCATCCACTAAACAAAAATGGGAACAATATTTATTAAATCAAAGCATCAACAATGGCGGAGGATTATCTGACTCTGTCATGAGAGCGCCAGCAGGTATTGAATTCGTTCCAGTTCCGCGGATGCCAGCAGACAAAATCTTGCTGTCTAATCCTCGAAATCTTGGCGTTGTTAATACTTATGATGTGAAAATTCGTAAGACGACAGAGGGAGAAAAAGCGATCATGCAGGATAAGCGTTTTTATGTTGTTCATCTTGACTTTGATCCTGTTATTGAGGAAAAAGACGCAACAGTTCTTGTTAAAGGAATACTTCAACCTGCAGGAGACGGAGGTGCCACTGAATGATTAAGTTAAAACTTAAAAATGCCTTGTCATATAATGGTGTCGTTTCTGCTAATGAAAAGAGTCCTTTTGTTGAGGTTAAATCTAAGGAAGCGGCTGACAAGGCAGTTAAAACTGGTTATTTCGAGGTTGTGGAAGAGCAAGAACCAAAAGAACCAAAGGAGCCAGAGGTTCATACAAAGGCAAGTTTAAAAAAGCTTAATAAAGAACAACAAGAAGCAATAATCTCTCAAGCGGGTTGGGACCCATCTACTGCCAAAAATGAGGAAGATCGTATTTCTTTTATTCTAGAAATACAGGATTCAAATCCAACAGAGACAGAGGAGTGATGATTATGTCTGTCACTCCTGAAGGTTTAAAGGGTTACACTACTTTCGAATCGGTTAAGAAGCGCCCTGATTCACAGCTGGAAAAAGACATCTTTGAAGCTAAGGTATATATAAATAACATAGTTGAAAAGCCACTAGATGAACATGAAGAGTTACCTGATGAGCTAGAAATAGCTTGGTTGAAGGTGGCTCAATTTTATGCACTCATTAATAGTGATGAATCCATGGCCAAAGGCTACAAATCCGAGAAGATAGGAGACTACTCCTATACCTTATCAGATGGTAGTAGCTTAACCATGCCTGATATTTCATCCTTGCTAGCAGAATTTATTCCAGATGATGGGGGAAATAAAGGCTTTTTTATGAGGATGAGGTCATTATGAGTTATGAAAGCTTACTAACCGATACGTGCTCTATTTTTCATTTGAATTCGCGTTCTTCAGGTGGTAAATGGGGCATTCCTTCTGATGATAGGCAACAGGATCATTATTATGCTGATAATCCTGATGTAGAAGAGCAGTCATGCTACTTCGTTGAGAAAAACCAAAGCATAACTCAAGGCGAACCTAACAACGAAATAATTCAAACCTATCGTGTGCATTTTCCTATAGATGCAGATATCCAAATTAATGACAAGGTTGTCTGGGAGGGCATTACTTTAAAGGCTCAAAAACCTCGAAACATAAAGGATCACCACATTGAGGTCAACCTTGTGAGGAGGGTTAATCTATGAAGGGTGAAATTAATTTTGACATAGAAATCGAGGGGTTAGATGAGTTTATAAGTGCATTGAAAAACACTGAGAAAGGTGGATTCGCTGAACAATTAGGTCTTTGGCTAGAAGCTATTGGAATTGATTTTCTAGACATTGTACAGGACGAGATTGTCCGCACTGAGACTGTTGATACTAGGAATCTTTTAAACTCATTTAGTAGAGGTGACTCAGAAAACCTCTGGAGCATAAGTAGCGGAGGAATGGTACTTGATATAGGTACCAATCTTAATTATGCATCCTTTGCAAATGATGGCCACTTCACTGTGGACCCAAATTCGGGGAAGGATAGACGCTGGGTTCCAGGTCGGTGGTTAGGCGATCGATTTGAATATGACCCGAGTGAGCGCGAAACGGGCATGCTTTTGAAAATCACCTGGATAGATGGTACTGGCTATTGGGACAATGCACTTGCCATCTTAGATAAGACATTTGAAAAGAGTTTAGATCGGTTGCTGCAAAAGTGGCTTGATTCTAATTTTTAAGGTGGTGGTTAATTGAATCAAGAAATAGGATCCATCATGGCATATCTGTATCAACTGTTTCGAGTAAAGATCTACGATTTGAAGTTGCCACAAGACTTCAAAGTACCATCCCTGTATTTCCCAGTACCGACATCTTTCAGCAGTAATGATACAAATCAGACGTACTTGAAAAGCTACACGTTGAACGTCAAGTTGTTTCACCATGATAGCAAACTAGCTTATTACAAAGCTGAAGAATTAGCAGATCATATCGCTAACAATCGTGAAGTCATACCGATGGTAGATGTAGAAGGGGAGAAAACAGGCGACTATATCCGGTTCAATCGTATTGAAACAAGGATAGGTGAAAATGGAGTGGCTATACTTATATTGAACTGGGACAGTCGTTACCATTACCACCATGATGAAGCGCCAGCAATACAATATGTTGATATTACAAGTGGGGTGAAATAATTGAGCAATGAAAAAGCGATTAAAAAAACTGAGGAGATTGTTAAACCAGCTGTTTCCACAGCAAAGACTATTAAAAAAGAAACAGAATTTCCCTTGTATGAGTTAAGAGAGCACAGTCTTGAACTCTTTGGCGTGAAGTCAGAGGTCATTGATGGTGCTTTTTTAAATTACAAAAATGTGAAAGCAACTAAAAAGCAGGCAGAGAACTTAATTAAGTCCTTTCTCAAGAAGGAGGTAAAGTAATATGAATGGTGGAACATTTACACCTGGTGTAGAAAAAATACGTCCAGGTATTTACTTTAATTTTCAAATACTAGCGAATGAACGTATTTCAACTGGTGAACGAGGTCGGGCTGCACTTCCTCTCGTATTAGGTTGGGGAGAGTCAAAGAAAATGATAGAAATTAACACTGAAAACGATGCAAGAAATCGTTTGGGGGTCGATATTACTGATCCAACAATGTCTTTATTAAGAGAGGCAAAGAAACGTAGTGCCACAGTACTTGTATATCGTGTGAACACAGGAGAGAAAGCTTCCGCAATAGTGAGGGGTGGGGGTGAAGAGAGTGAGGAGCAATCCGTCACAGCGTTATATGGCGGTATAAAAGGGAATGATATTCGAATCGTCGTAGCCCCTAACGTCCTTGACGAGACAAAGAAAGATGTTACAACTATTTTTGATACTCGTGAAGTTGATAAGCAAACTGTAACTACTTTTGAAGAATTGGAGAACAATCAATATGTAGAATTTACGGGATCTGGGGAAATTGAAGATACAGCTGGTACAAATCTTGCAGGCGGATCTAATGGTACTGTTGCTAATGAGGATTACGTTGATTTCATCGGAGCAGCGGAATCAGAGCATTTTGATACTATTGGGTTACCAATCGATGAGGAAGCACTGAAAGCAACATTTGTTTCCTTTGTTCGCCGTTTACGCGATGGCCAGGGTATTAAGGTACAAGGTGTTTTGCCAAATTATCCAGGTAACTATGAGGGGATCATTAATGTTACCAATGCTGTTGCTTTGACTAATCGTGAATTGACAGTACCAGAAACTGTTGCATGGGTAACAGGTGCTAGTGCCGGTGCTACTTTACAACAATCACTTACTTTTATGGAATATGAAGGTGCTATTGATGTTAAGCCGCGTTTTGACAATGATCAGATCGAGCAACGTCTTCAAAGAGGCGAATTTTTGTTTACTTATAATGCTCGGGACAAGAGTGTCACTGTTGAACAAGATATCAATTCAATCACTGGAACAAGTAAGTTGCGGAAAAATAAAATTGTCCGCATTTTAGATGCAATTAACAATGATATTACTCGTAGCTTGAAAGAATCAATTAAAAACCGTAAAAATACTGGTCAAGATATCCCAGCTAATGCTGATGGTGTTCAAATCATTCAAACGGCTGTGTCTATTTACTTGAATGAATTGCAAGAAAATAATATCATTCAAAACTTTGACCAAAGTGAAGATGTGGTTATTGAATTAACTGCTGCAGGTGATGGTGTCTTAGTAAATCTAGGAGTTCAGCCAACGGATAGTCTTGAGAAATTCTATTTTAATGTAACAGTTGAATAATACGTTATCCAAAAGAGATCCTAAGGGGTCTCTTTTTATCATGAAAAAGGAGTGAGAATACATGTCATTACGTTCAAGAGATGTAATAAGCGGAAAAGAGGGGCGTTTATTCCTTGATGGGGAAGAGATGGCACAAATCAAGTCATTTGAAGCGACGGTTGAGAAAAACAAAGAAGAAGTACCAATCATGGGTCGTCGAATGATGGGGCATAAAACGAATGGTGCAAGTGGTTCTGGAACAATGACATTGCATAAGGTGACTTCCCAAATGGTAAAAATTATGATTGATTATGTAAAAACGGGTGTTGACCCATATTTTACATTGCAATCAGTTCTTGATGATAAAACTTCTGGCAGGGGTACGGAGCGAGTGACCTTATATGAAGTTAACTTCGATAGCGCTAAGGTTGCCGGATTAGATGCTGAAACAGCTGCTTTGGAAGAAGAAGTACCATTTACATTTGAGGACCTAGACTTACCAGAAGAATTAAGATCAGACTTCAATTAATCAGAGAGCGATTAACTTCGCTCTTTTTCAATTTATAAACCAAATTAGAGGAGAGATTTAAATGACTGAAAACTATGAAAACACATCTGAAAATCAAGAGGAAAGTACAACTGTAGTGAACGATATTTCCTTTTTTATGCCAGGTAAAGTTGAAAAGGCTGACGAAATTAAAGCACCTATTTCTAAACGTTATAAAGATAACCAAGGAAACATTATTCCATTTGTATTTAAGCCAATCACCACGGAGCGTGTTGATGAATTAGAGAAACAGAGTATGAAGATGGTGAAGCAAAAAGGTCGTCATATTGGCCAAGAGTTAGATCAAGCACGTTTTATGGCTAGAATTGCTGTTGAATCTACTATATTCCCAGATTTCAAATCTAAGGAACTTCGTCAGGCCTATAAAACAGAAGATCCGATTGAGGTGGCTAAAAAGGTCTTAAATATAGCGGGTGAATTTAGTGGATGGCTGTCGAAAGCTTCAGAAGTAAATGGTTTTGATGAAACGCCAGATGATCTAGAAGAATTAGCAAAAAACTCATAAGAGAAGGTAATAAAGACGCGGTTTATCTACATTATGCAATGCATGAGCTGCATTATTCGCCTTCTCAATTGTTAGAACTTTATGAAGCACCTAGAAATTTTAAGGCTTTTTTATACGGTTCTATTGATTTCTTATTAGAAGAACGTGCGAAAGAATCCAAGAAAAAAAATACATAGAAAGGGGGTAACCAATGGCTAAATTAACCGCAAGATTTGAGATGGTAGATAAAATCAGCAAAAAAATGCGTTCTTTTCGTGGAGAATTAGATATGGTCAATAAACGGAAAAAGGCAATGAGTAAACCAGCGGTGTTTGAAGTTAGGGATCGAGCTACTAAGCAATTGAAGAACATACGAAAGACAGCTGATAAGTTATCGACTAACCGAACTGTAACACTTGCTGTAGCTGATAAAATGACAAAACCAATGGCAGGGATTAATAAGTATTTACAAAGAAAATTCCCTAAATCCCACACTCTACTAATGCAGGTAAAAGACAACGCTACAAGAGATATGCGAAGTATCAATGATTTTATTAAACGTCGTATGCCTAGGGCACATGAAATCATGGTGCAAGCACGCGATCGATCGAGAACAGTTCTTGAAAGAATTAGAAGATATCTTGGCAAGAATATATTAGGTGCTCATATGTTTGAAGTGCTGGTCCGTGATAAAGCTATGCCAACCCTACAAAGGATTGCTAGCTACACCAAACGTCAACTTGCTCGAGGATATAACTTCTCGGTACGAGCCATTGATATTGCAACCAAGACAGTTGGCCGTATTGCTTCGTATACAGGCAGGGTAATTCCAAAAGTTAGGAATTTTACCGTTCGTGCCATCGATAGTGCTTCTAGAGTGATTGGTTCAGTTAAGAGAGCATTATTTTCAGTGCCAACTATGATTACAGTAGGGTTAGCTGTGGTCGGGTTAGGTAGTGTTGGGGCTTCTACGTTAGGTGCTGCTATGAATTTTGAAGGTTATGAAGTAGCTATGCAACACTGGTTGGACGGAAATAAAAAAGAAGCTGATAAACTGGTCAACTGGATGGGGCAATTCGCGGATAAAACGCCATTCAGTAGCCCTGACTTATTCCCAGCACTATCTCGAGGTGTAGGGTTAACCAGCGGAGATGTCAATCAAGCTAAATCATTATTAGAAATCGCCACAAACATGGCGGCTTTAACACCAGGACGCACAGTAGCCGACGCTATGGAAGCTCTCGGCGGTGCTCAAATGGGTCAGTTTGAAATGATGAAAGGCTATAACGTCGCCATGACCAAAGAAGAATACGACAATATGGGCGGATGGGAAAGTTTTATCGGCATGGTCGATAAAGAATTTAAGGACGGAGCTCTTAAGTTCTCGCAAACGGCATCTGGACAAGTTTCAACATTAAAAGGTTACACATCATCTATCTTCCGTGAGGCTGGAGTCGGCATTCTCGAATCTATGACCCCTCGCTTAAACGCCATAACAAATTGGTTAGACAATAACCAAGAAAAGTGGGGAGAATGGAAAAACACAGTACAACAAGCTGGTGAACAAGGTGCTGAATGGATATTTTCCAAGCTGGAAGGTGCTTTTTCCTACCTTCGTGACAACTACCTTGAAAATGATGAGTTTAAAAACCTTGGTTTCGAAGGAAAAGTTAAATTTATCATGGAAGATCTAGGGGCATGGTGGGATAAAACAGGGCGACCTTGGCTTGTAGAAGTAAGTAAAGATGTCGGCGAAGCTGTTTTTAATGGTGTGACTTGGGGGATCAAAGAAGGGTTTAAAGGAATTGGCTCTATGTGGGCAGACGCTTTTAAAGATCCTAGTGTAGGTAGTTTCGCGAGTGCAGGAATAGCCACTGCAATTGGCGCGTCTGTTATATCCTTACTCGTTAGCCCCTTAATTGCAGCATTTAAAATAGGTGGCTCCATCATAAGAGCAGCCCTGAGCGCCGGAAGGTGGATAGGTGGGCTATTCGGTAAAGGAAAGGGCAAAGGACCAAAACCACCAGTACCTCCCGTTTCTAGTGGGGGCACACAAAAGAAATCACCAACAACTACCAACAGAAAAAGAACACCTGTCTACACGAATCCTTGGTTCAATAAAGGTGAAAGACCTCAAACAAACATGTCAAAGCAAGGTGGATCTAAACTCACTAAAGGATTGGATTCTTTCGGAAAAGGTTTAGGAGCGTTCGCTAAAAGAGTGCCTGTACTGGGGACTATTTTAGGAGCTGGAGCTATCCTTACTGCGCCAAAAGAGCAAAAAGGAAAAGCTATCGGAAGTGTCGGTGGTGGACTTGGTGGAGCGGCAACAGGTGCTGCAATAGGTTCTATCATCCCAGGAATAGGAACTGCTATTGGAGGCATAATCGGGGGTATTGCTGGATCATTTGGTGGAGAAAAACTCGGTGGATGGCTTGGCGATAATTGGGATACAATTAAAACCAAAGCAAGCGGAGCTGCAACATCTGTTGGAGATGCCTTCAATACTACTAAAGAAAAGATCAGCAACACTTTATTTAGTGGTGACTGGTGGAGTGAAAAGTGGAACGGGGTAAAGGATTGGACATCGGAAAAATGGCAAAATGCAACAGATACCTGGGATACCGTTAAGGAATCGATTTCAAGTACTATCTTCAGCGGAGACTGGTGGTCTGGAAAATGGGAAAGTGTCAAAGAAACAGCCACTTCGACTATATTCAGTGCTGGATGGTGGGCTGAACAAGCTGGTAAAGTTTACGGTTTCCTTGAAGGCACCATATTCAGCGGTGAATGGTGGTCTGAAAAATGGGAAGTTGTAAAGGAAGTTACTGCAGGCACTATGTTCGACCCTAGTTGGTGGGGAGAAAAATGGCAAGGTGTTAAAGATTGGACATCTGAAAAATGGGAGAGCTTCACTGACATTTGGGATGCCGGAGTAGAAGCTATAAGTAGCACTGTTTTTAGTGGTGAATGGTGGAGTGAGAAATGGCAAGGTGTCAAAGACTGGACGTCCGAGAAGTGGAGCACATTTACTGATGTATGGGACGCAGGCATGGCAGCCATCAACAGCACTGTATTCAATGGTGCTTGGTGGGGAGAAAAATGGCAAGGCGTTAAGGACTGGACATCAGAAAAATGGGATGGTTTCACAGATGTATGGGATGCAGGTGTAAAGGCAATAAGCGATACCGTTTTCAATGGTGAATGGTGGAAAGGTCATTGGGATGATACTGTCGGTTGGGCTCAAGAAAAATGGGACGGAGCACAGGAAGTGTGGGACTCTGTTAAAACCTCTCTTGGCGATACATTGTTTGACGGTTCTTGGTGGAAAGGCAAATGGGATGATGTCAGCGGATGGGCCCAGGAGAAACTAAGTGGCGTTGGAACTTTGGTATCTGGGTTAGTTGACAATGTTAAAGAAAGGTTTAGTTCTGGTCGTGATCAAGGTAATGAAACAGCGGAAAAATACGCTAACGGCGGCATGATCACTAGACCCCATTTAGGACTAGTCGGCGAAGCTGGTCCAGAAATGATTATTCCTTTATCGTCAGGTAGACGCGGACGCGCTATGCAATTGTATAATCAAACAGGTGAAATGCTAGGAGTAAAGCCATACGCTAACGGCGGCTTAGCTGGTGGTTCGGTGAAAGCTGTTAAACCTCAAACAGTTCAAGCTGCCGTTAATGCCGGTTCAGTATCTATTCAAGGAATGGGCAAAGAAGCGAAATTATATGGTGAGTCATATACAAATGCAGTCGCTTCTGGAATAAACAATAATGTTGTTCCAATCAACAAATGGAAAAATAATAACATCGAAAATCCAATGCAGAGTGTTGTTAAAGAAGCAGTTGGATTCGGTTCTGGTACCGTCACATCGTTCTCGACAGGGCAAAATTCAACACAGACGAAGACTGATGCACACTTAGATACACAAGTAAAAGCACCATTCAAGGTGATTGAAGGTGGAGCTTCCGAGTGGGGTAAGGGTACTGTTAGCGGATTCCGTTCTGGTCAAGATTCTTCTCTAACAGGCACAAGGCCGTATCTTGTATCTAACGTTCATACTCCATTCGAGGAGACTAAGGCTAAAGGATCTGGATGGGGTTCCGGAGCGATATCTCAATTTGTTGCTGGTATGCGTTCAGAAGACTCGAAAGTTCAAGAAGCATCCAAATACCTTGCTGAACAAGTGGACAAAACGTTCAAAGCAGAGTTGGGAATCAATTCTCCGTCCCGTGTCATGGAGAAAGACGGCATGTGGACAGCTCTGGGGATTGTAAAAGGATTTGGTAAAGTAGATATCAAAGCGTTTGCTGAAAAACAAGCCGGATCACTTGCAGCTGCTTTTTCCGGAATGGGTGCCATTGGAGGTAACGTTAGCGAATGGATTAGAACTGCAATGATGATTACAGACGTTCCGTCATCTTGGTTAGGTCCACTAAGTGTAATTGCTCAAAAGGAATCTGGCGGTAATCCTAGAGCACAAAACAACTGGGATATCAATGCTAAGCGTGGTATACCATCGAAAGGGCTTATGCAGACGATAGGACCAACTTTCAACGCTTATAAAGGAAACGGGATGGAAGATATATTCAATCCGATACACAATGCTGTGGCAGCTATCAATTACATCAAGTCTCGATATGGAAATGTTTTTAATGTTCCAGGAATCAAGTCAATGGCATCTGGCGGTGCTTATCGTGGTTACTGGAAAGGTACTAAAGGTCCGTTACGAAGTGGTGAAACGGCTTGGGTTGGTGAACGTGGTCCGGAACTTGTTAATTTGCCAAGAGGATCCGAGGTATTATCAAACAGAGAGAGTAAGCGCGTTGCATCCAATCAGGTTTCTGCTGCAACAGGAAATAGTAGACATAGATCATCCGGAGGGAGCAAAGGTAGTGTAATCTTGAACTTCAACGGTGATAATCATTTTTATAATGATGAGGATGAAGCAGGCTTCGTAGGCAAGGTCAAAAGTGCTGTTGAACAGATTGTGAAAGATGAATACAACGAGGGAGGAGAGGTGGTAGTCAATGACTAAAAGTGTGTATGAAATATGGCTGTCTACAGCCGATAACAAGGAAAGACTGCGACTGCCAGTCCTTCCTTCATCGCTTGGTTTATCGATAGGTAACAAGAATGAATCTATTGATATATCAAACTTAGGCGAGGTAACAGTTATTCAGGATCCCTCGCCTAAGACTGTTCAATTTTCTTCATTCTTTCCTGCCAAGAGCACTCCTTTGGTGGAATATAGTAGTTTTCCTAAGCCGTGGGAGGCTATTCAAAGAATTGAGAAATGGCAGAAGTCTAAGAAACCATTAAGACTTGTTGTAACAAAAACAAAAATCAATATCCCTGTATCAATAGATACTTTTAATTATAGCGAAGAAGGCGGATCAGTTGGAGATATTTTATATGATTTATCTTTAAAAGAATACAAATTTGTCTCAGTTCGCAAAATTAAAGTCAAGGTTCCCAAGAAACCTAAGCGCCCTAATCCAAAGCCAAAACCTAGAACACATACTGTGAAAAGTGGAGATACATTATGGGATTTGGCAAGGAAATACTATGGTAATAGTTTGGAGTGGCGCAAAATTTGGAATGCCAATAAGCCTATGATGGTGAAGCGTGATAAAAGGAATTTAAAACAACCAGGACACTGGATATATCCGCAACAACGTTTAAAAATCCCCTGAAATGTAAGTTGGTGATTGAATTTTGATTGAACTATTCATAGTGAAAACAGGAGAGATGATAGAGATACCAACGGAGTCCATCACATGGACTGGACAACGATACAAGGCAGCTAGAAAGATTACGGCCAATATTCTTTACACAGATAAAGGAGGGCTCCAGTATACACAGGTTGAAGAAGGAAACACCGTCCTATTTAAGTGGAAAGGCAAAGAGTTGTTCCGTGGTACCGTTTTTAGTAAAGCTAAGACCAAGGGTGGACTATTAAGCCTTATTGCATATGACATGCTGCAGTACCTTCTTGTGAACAAAGATGTTTATGTCTTTAATAAACGAAGAGCAGATCAGATCATTACTAGGATATGTAGAGACTTTCAGATACCTTTTACTTCAATTGCCAATACAGGAACGGTGTTGAATCAAATTCATACTAATGAAACGACATTATACGACATGGTTCTTACAGCATTGATTAACACAGAAAAGCAAAGTGGTATAAGATATAATCTTCTTTCGGAAAAAGGAAAATTGATGCTCGAAGAACAAAAGATATCGAGTGATCAATGGGTTCTTGAAACAGGTGTCAATTTAATTGATTATAATTACTTCACATCGATCGAAGAGACGGCAACACAAGTAAAATTAGTTAGTGGAGATGAAAATAATCCTATATCAGTAACGGTATCTGACAGTTCTGGCCAGAAACAATTTGGTGTGCTACAGTATTTTGAAAAAGTGACTGACAAACTAAATCGTGCGCAGCTGAACAGCAGATCCAATAGCCTTTTAAACAAAAAGAAGGGTATCCAAAAGGAATTAGATGTTACCGCGCTGGGGATTCCCGAAATAATCAGTGGGAAACCTATCTATGTCTTAGAAAATGAAATAGGAGTTAAGGGTACCCGATATGTGGATGTGGATACCCATACATTTAAAGGGGATCACCACGAAATGCAATTGAAATTGATAACTCGAAATACAAGGGCGGTGCTTTGATGGCTAGCTTGGGGCAAATGTTTAAGAAAATGGCAAATGAAGCTGTGGCTGCAGGTAATCCTGTGCAATTAGTAGAAGGTGTGATTCAATCTACTTCCCCTATTACTTTAAAGTTGAAGCAAAATGATAAGCTGATTATTCCAAGCGATTTTATTCATGTAGCACAGCACTTAAAGAGTCATACAAGAACAGCTACAATTTCAGCTGGAAGTGTCGGAGAAACAATGACTCAGGCAGGGGATCCAGAGCATACGCATAACATTCAATCGATAAATTTGAATAATGCCCAAATTCAATTTGCAAGTGCACTACAAACAGGTGATAAGGTAATGGTTGCAGTCATACAAGGCGGGCAATCATTTTTTATTATCGATAAATTTTAAACGGTGAGGTGAGGAGTATGCTTTCACCAGAGATTGAAATAGAAGATTTTACAGAAGATGAACTGGAAGAAGAAACATCAAGAACCTACCGTATTGACTTTGAGATGGGTGTTGTCACTAATGAGATAATAACCGGTCAAGAAGCGATACGCCAGTTTATCTATTTGGCTTTAAATACACCTAGATTCGCTCATTCTATTTACTCAGATGAAACGGGATCCGAATTGGTTGAATTGTTATCCGATAAAGAGGTGTCTCCTGATTTCATAGAGATGGAGATACCAAGATTGGTAGAAGAAGCGCTTATATACGATGAACGCATAGACGGTGTTTCAGATTTTGAATTAAATCAAATTGATGATGAGCTGCACATTAAGTTCACCGTTAACTCAATCGAAGGGGAATTGGATATAGAGGAGGTGATTTAATTTGGAAGAAGAGCAAAGCTATGAAGCTATTTTAGAACGAATGCTTGATAAAGTGCCAGCTGACATCGATAAACGCGAAAACAGCGTAATATGGAATGCGCTGGCTCCTGCAGCTGCTGAACTTGCCATGAGTTATATCTGGATGAATCAGATCCCGACATTAGCATTTGCAGATACGGCAGAAGGCGAATACCTTGAGCGACGGACAGCTGAGTTTGGTACCAACCGAAAAAAAGCAACTGCAGCTGTTAGACGTGGCTTATTCTATGGAGAAAATGAGACAGCATTTGACATTCCGATTGGAAGTCGTTTTTTTATTGATGATTTGCATTATATGGCTACTGAAAGGCTGTCAGCTGGTCAGTATTCCTTGACGTGCGAAGAGTTAGGTACCAAAGGAAATGACCCAAATGGAGCGATTTTATCTTTAAATACTATACCTGGCTTAGAACAAGCCATTATGACCGATATTATTGCAGCTGGCGAAGAGGAAGAATCAGACGAGTCGTTGAGATCTAGGCATTATCAAATGGTTAATGAGCCAGCATTCGGCGGGAACATATCTGATTACCGCCATAAGATCAATGCTATCACTGGTGTGGGTGGTACCAAAGTATTTCCTGTGTGGAATGGTGGTGGATCTGTTAAATGTGTGTTTATTGGAGCGAATTTCTTGAAGCCTGATAATGCTTTAGTTGCTTCGATACAAGAAGAGATAGATCCGGAAGTAAATCAAGGTCAAGGTCTTGGTGTGGCCCCAATCGGTCATGTAGTCACAATTGAAGGGGTAGAAGAAACCTCGATAGAAATTGAAACATCGCTGACACTAGAAAATGGTGTGTCAATCAGAAGTGTAGAGGACAATATCAAAGAAATATGTGACCAATACATGCATGACCTGCGACAAATGTGGGAAAATGAATCAAATTTAGTAGTCAGAACAAGCCAAATTGAGGCACGCATATTAAATGTATCTGGTGTGCTAGATGTTGCTGATACACTCATAAATGGGCAATCAGCTAATATCGAAATAACTGCTGTAAATATCCCTATGTTAGAAGAGGTGATCCTGAATGAATCGACTCCTTGAAAGACTTCCTGATCTACTTTATAACATACGAGAATTCAAAGGATTAACGGAAGCAGAATTACAAGAATTCGATCAGCTGGCACAAAGTATTGACCTAACATTGGATGATCAATTTATTGAAACAGCGACATTAAAAGCTATTGAACGTCGAGAACACATGCTTAATATCATTGCTGATCCATCAGTAGAAACTTTAGAGAATAGGCGAATCAGAATACTTAATCGTTATCAGACAAAGCCACCATTTACGAAGAGATACTTACAGCAACAGTTAGATATGTTGCTAGGTGTAGCCAGATCCAATGTAACGATAAACCCAGAGGTGTATATATTAACTGTTACCACAAGTATTGATGACGCTTTTCTATTTCGAGAGATGGAATACACAATCAATACTGTTAAGCCAGCCAATATGCTTTATCAACAAGAGACATCCATTATGGAGCGAATAGTGATAAAGGAATCAGCAAAAAAGCAGGTGTTGACTCGTAATACCAGGCTAGGTACGACATGGAAGCTTGGAAGAACACCGTGGGCTGATAGAGGGGAAGAGGTGGTCATTTTTGATTAACCAATCGTTTATAAATGACGTGGCAACATACATTGAGCAAAGGATATCGTCTGTTCGAATAAACAATTCGTATGTCATTGACAATTTTGTTGTCAAAGAAGTACAAGAGTGCTGTGTAGCCATGGAAATACTGGTTCCACATGGTAGTGTGGATACAATTACTGTCATTGATTTGTTGGATGAAAACGGCAAGGTAATAAGCACCAATGATGTAGTTGTGCCAATCACATCGGACACGGTAATCTTACAATCGTTCGAAGTAATGGAGGGATAGTATTGGCTTTTGATAAGAAAGAATGGAAATTTGAGGATGTTGTTACAGAGGATGATGCTAATCGCTGGGAAGATGGAATAAAAGAAGCACACGAAACTATAGACGAACATGTCAATGACAAAAATAATCCACATAGTGTCACGAAATCACAAGTCGGTTTAGATAACGTTGACAATGTGAAACAAGCAACTAAAACAGAATTTGATGATCATGTTGGAGATAATTTAAAACATAAGAACGCTAGTAATATTACAGAGGGTGGAAGCTTGGCTAATGCAGAAGGATTTGGCTCTAAAGCAGAAGGTTATTGTTCCCATGCAGAAGGATTTGGCACTGACGCAGAAGGTAGATATTCCCATGCTGAAGGAGATAATTCTTATGCAATCGGTGACGCTTCCCATGCTGAAGGAAGTGAAACAAGAGCAGGTGTTTTTGCATCACATGCACAAGGTAGATATAATAATCCGATGAACGGATCACCTACTGATATAAACAATACAGATGATGCTATGATTATTGGTAATGGTACTAGTTCTAACGAAAAAGGTAATGCATTTCGAGTAACATTTGACGGTAAAGTATATGGATTATCAGCATTTAATTCCAGCGGTGCCGATTATGCAGAATATTTAGAGTGGCTAGATGCCAATCCTGATAAACAAGATAGGGTTGGTTTTTTTGTGACCTTAGACGGTGACAAGATCAAGAAAGCCAAGTCGGATGATTCCTTTGTTTTGGGTATTATATCGGCTAATCCATCTGTCATAGGCGACAGTCACCAAGACGATTGGCAAGGGAAATATATTCGTGATGACTGGGGTAGAATTCAATACGAATGGACAACAATTAAATCTAGAGACGTAAAAGAAGATGGTGAAGAAATAGAAAAAGAAGAAAAAGCATATTTACCTGTACTTAATCCTGATTGGAACAATGAAGAAAAATATATTCCTAGAGAAAAAAGACCGGAATGGGATGCTGTAGGTATGCTTGGGAAATTACTTGTTCGTGATGATGGCACATGCCAGGTCAACGGCTACTGTTTACCTAATGATGAAGGCATTGCAACATCAAGTGAAACAGGGTATCGAGTGATTAAACGAGTATCAGAAAATATCGTACAAATCTTATTTTATACTGTTTAGGAGGTGATGCAAAAACTCGAAGAAACGTCTAATAGGGCGTATTTTTTATACTCAAAATAGGAGATGAGGAAATGTTTGATGGAAATAAAATTTCACTAATGCTAAAAGGAATAGGTACTGGTATAGGGGCAGTGTGGTCATTTATTGTAGGTACAATTGGATGGGCGTTTCCCACACTAATTATTTTAATGGTAGCCGATTTCATTACAGGCTCATGGGCTGGTGGAAAAGAGGATGGTCTAAATAGTAATGTTGGGCGAAAAGGTTTTATTAAGAAGCTCTACATCCTTATTTTAATAGGAATTGTCTATCTAGTGGAAAAGACAATCTTTGATACTAAGCACCTTGGAGATGGAGTAACGATTGCTTATGTGATCATTGAATTTATCAGCTTGGTTGAAAATGGCGGACGATTAGGTGTACCACTTGGACCTGTAGAGAAGTTTATGGCGGTACTAAAAGAAAAAGGTAATGGGAAGTAA